ACCTAAAGATAGCGATGTCGCTGGTAAGCCTTACCCTAATTACACAGGAAAAGGACAAGTAAATGGCAAAACAAAAATTGCTGCTGCTTGGCTTGGTATTAACAAAACAAAAGATACTCAACCTGACATCAATATTAAGTTAAGTGATCCACAAGAACAATCGCAAAACAAAGAGGAAGCACCATTTTAATGAAAGATCAGATCAATCCAGATCACTACAAGAATAAGAGCATAGAAACATTTGATGCTATCTCTAGCCAGTTATCTCCTATGGAGGTAATTGGTTATTGTAGATCACAAGTGTTGAAGTACTCAATGAGATTTGGTTCTAAAGAGAATGGAACTGTTGATGCTTGTCTAACCGATATTAGCAAAGCTGAATGGTACATAAATAAATTAATACAATATTTAAATGATCTCAAACAAGATGGATTGTTTATTGGTGAGCCTGACAATGTTGCCGAACTATTTAAGAAAGACAAATAATGAAGAATGGAAATGGACATAAATATATTTATTTAAGTGAGCCAAAACTAAAGACACTTAAATTTATAACAAAATATATAGAAAAGCATAACTTCTCCCCTACCTTTGCTGAGATAAGTAAAGCTCTTAAATGGAGCAGAGCAAGGTCTGGCAAGATAGTTAGTGAGTTATATGACTTAGGGTTTATCTCTAAAGGCATCAATGCTCATAGAAAAATTGAAATGACTTCTGAACAAATGGGATCAGTTGCCAATCTTAATATTAATAAATCTTACCCTGTAATTGAAAGTCAAGCATGAGTGTATTTAAAGAAAGTTTTTTTGAAGCAAGTTTTAAGACAATAGAAGAATTCGATAGTGCAGAAGTTGCTTCTGCTAAATTGAATGTTAGCGAAACTGCTAACTTAGAGATTATTGACATAAAGTTAAACAAGTCATTAATCAAAACCAACAACGATAAGGAGTTAGATAATGCAACTAACGAACAGCACAGTAAGACTTTATCAAAAGCTGAATGATCTTCATAAAAATATTATGAAGTCTGTTGATACAAGAATGTGTGTGCATACATATAACGATTATCTTGAGTATAAACAATTGGTAAGAAGAATTGTTGCCAATCAAAACTCAGATGCAGTTATTCGATATAAAGAATTATAATTAATTCTTAGTGTATTAAAAGTTGTAAAAAAAACTGTAGGCTACTTGTCGCTAAAAATTAAGGAGAAAGAGAATGAGCAGAGCAATAGATAAAATATACAATAAAACAATTGGACAAAAAATTAAACAAGGTAGAGGAGATAAAATTACCCAAACAAGACTTGGTAAAGAATTAAAAGTTTCATTTCAACAAGTAGGCAAATATGAATCTGGAGATAATGGGGTTAGTTTTCTTAAAGCAATTCAAATAAGTAAATTTTTAAATAAGCCACTTGAATATTTTTCAGGTGATGCAACAGAATTATTGGAGAAAGTTAGACCAACCGATAATAACTCAGTTAAAGTTTCTGAGTCCCTTGAAAATGTCTAGCATAAAATCTAGTCAAGTAGTGAGCTTGATTTGATTGTGTTGAAGTAAGGGTGGACAAGATAGCTCATGTTCACCCTTTTTAATATGTTCTTTATAATATACAAAAATAAAAATAATATTTTAACTTCCTATTCTAACCAAATATTTTCTACAGAAGCTGAGGCTACTGATTATGGCCAGAGAAGTCTTAAAAGAAAAGATGTCTGGCAAGTAGTCAGATATGATAAAGAAAATTACGATAAGTATTGGTATAAAATTTAAACTATTTCTAATATCTCCACATGAGATAAAACCCATTTTTCTATCTCTTTAATATTTTTAAATTCAATATCTGGATCGTTTTCATAAATAACAGTATCGTCATCTAATCTATCTTTATTCATAGCAACCTTGCTAGGACAATGTATTTTTATTTCATATCTTTTCATTTTTCTCTCTCTTTGTTTGTTACTAATTCCACTTATAGTTATTATTTTGGTGTTCTGAATATTTAACAGTTTCTTTACTAATTGAATATTTTTTAATATAATTTTTATTAATAAATCTTATATCTTCATCACCCATGTGATTTGCAAGATCAAATGGATTTGTATATTTACCTTGATAGCACCAATACGATACATTCCAATGTCTAAAAAAATAGCACTTTCTAGCCACAGGGAGCTTCAGATTTAGCGATTTGACCGATTTGTCTAGTGCATCTATCATATTACTTAAATCATGAAAATTATCTTTTGAGTTTAAGAAAATACATTCTTGATCTTCAGGTATAGTATTCATGTAATCAATAAGTTGATCTTTAAGACTAACACTAATTTCTAGCTCTCTATATCCAGCAGCAGATTTTGGAGGTGCTAAATTCTTTTCATAATCCACAGAATTAGTTACCTCAAATACTGGGATATTTCTTTTAAAGTGAAAGTTTTTTCTTTGTGCTGCTCTTGCCTCACTTGGTCTGCAAGAGGTTTCTGCCATTAATTTAAACATTAATTGATATGGAATTGATGGTATTTTTTCAATAATAGTTTTTATTCTATCAAAATTCCAAACATCAAAGTCTATTTTAGGGTGTGCTTTTTTAACAGTTTTTTCATCATCTTTAAAGAAAGTAGCAGTTTTAAAAACATTAATTTTTAAAGGATCTGTTTCACCCATTCCAACTTGCGTATCGTAAATTCTTGAAAAGGTATGAAATATTTTTTTCTTATAATCTATTTTTAAATCATCAATTTTTTTTAAAAAATCTGCAATATAAGAAACATCTATTTTGGTTAAGTCTATATTACCACAATGTTTTTTAATATGCTTAAAATGTTCTTTATATTCTTTAAAAGTTGTTTTAGTTAATTTTCTTTTTAAGGTAGGTTCGTTAATTCTGTTCTTACATTTTCTAGTATAAACACCCCAAGCATAATCTAATGGTATCTCTAAAACTATAGACATATTTTTAGGATTAATATTACCAATTCTTAGTAATGTCTTTTCAGCATATTTCTCTAACCATCTTTTGTTAGGACTTGATTTAGTAATTTTTTTTCTAAAAGTTTTACCATTTTCATCTTTAGCATTTTCGTAATGTGTAAATGTAAATGCTTTATGTTTTTTACCTTTAGTTACCCATTTTCTTTCACCTAGATTAACTTTACTCATATTATCTCACTTTCTTTGATGTTAATTATATTAATAATTTGTTATCAAATGTCAATGAGAATAAAATGGTCAATGTTGCTTGTATGTTGTATTCCATGTTGCTCTCATGTTGCCACCACAAATAGAATTACAAAAAAAATTCAACTTATAAGGAAAAGTACAGGCAAAAAAAAAGTTGGCTTAAACACCAAACTGATGTAAAAGCCAATTGTTAATTCGTTTTTTAATATTCCTCGGTAGCTCAGTTGGTAGAGCAGTTGACTGTTAATCAATTGTCTTACCACCAAAACACCATGTACTATCTTATGTTTTGTATCTTCATGTTTCCTATATGTTTCTGATAACATTAAATATAATGATAATCATTTGGAAACAGGAAACAAGAGTTATTTTTCCCACCTCAAACCCACTAGCATAAAGCTAGTCTGTCATATTAATGACAACCTATTCTGTTATGATCTTGCTGTTTTTGCTGATCTCTTAATAGCTGCTTTAGTTACATAACCAGATTTACCTTTTTTAATAGGTTTCTTTCCAGCTTTTCTTCTTTTATTTGCGTAAAAATAAAGTCCTTTTTTTGCAACTTTGCCAGACTTAGTTTTGTGATAACCTTTTTTCATTCTTATCCTTTTCTATTAGTTTTTTATAATCGTCTTTTCTCATACATTCATAATGAGCTTTGTCCCCACCATGAAAAGCAACAAAAGATTCTGAGTTAGTCATTTCTTTTTGGCAGTATCTACACTTGCCAATATTGATTAAAATTATGCTTGGTTTTTTCCAAAGTTTCTTGGCCACTAACAAGCCCACTTTCTGAGAGCTTTGTTAATTCTGCTGTTAGGATCTCTAGCAGTTTTCTTAGAAGTTAATCGTTTCTTCATGCCTTTCATTCTGGCACAAAAAGACTTTCTTCTTTTGCTAGTCTTAGATTTAGTAGGAGCTTTTAGGTTTCCTCCTGTAGCTCTATTGTAGGATTTTCGACCTTTAGCATTAAGTCCACCAGATTTAGATTTACCAGCTTTTCTCTGCCATGCTGCTGTTTTTGCCATTATACTCCTTGAGATTTCTGACAACCAAACTTAATATAAAGACCAAGTTTATTAACATCATCTTTACCTAGTTGGATTGTTTGATTTAAAGATTTTTGGTAGCCATCAATCATACAAGTATAACTATCCTCATATAAAGTTGGATAAGTTATTGGTGGCATACATTTATTTTCAACTGCACTACATAATACCATTACAAGTATTACATTCATTTCTTTCTCATTATGTCTGCACCTTTAAGACCATAAATTGCTGATACAACACCAATGAAAATTGCTTGATACCAATAAGGTAGGTTTTTGAAATATTCAAAAAACAAATCTAATTTATTACGAATTTCAGGATCGTCAGAGAACACAGACCAACCCAATAAAAGAATAGGCAAAGATACAAGGATAAGGACAAATTCATCTTTCCAACCATTATCATTACTCTCAATAATTTTTGCTTTATATTCCAATTCACCTGAACTCATTTTTTCTGCATGACGCATTTGTGCATCTGCCATGAGCATTTGCGTTTGTTTTTTCTTTTTATAAATATGACTACCAGCTTGTACTGCTAGTTTCATAGCACTTAACCACATTATGATTGTACCTTTCCATCTTTCCACTTCATGTCAGGCAAATTATTAGAATATTTTTTGCCATCATAAGTTAATACTTGTTTTCTGTTTGATCCTTGTTCATTGTAAGAAACATGAACCCAACCCCCACTAGGATTATCAGGATCGTAAAATTCTAAAATAAGTTGGTCAAAGTCCACATTGTTTTGTAACCAATAAGCTATTTGGATATTAGGTATTCCAGGTATCTCAAAATCTACTGCTTGACCTTTAGAGTGTTGGCTAGTTTTTTTAGAACCAATAGCTTCGCAAAGCTCCTCAGACCTATAACCTGAAGTTATAATTAAAGGCTTATCAAACTTGGCTCTTACAGGCTCAAGTATTTCATAAGCTACATTTTCTAAGTTTTTAATATCACCAGATCCAGGCTCATTACTGATGCCTTTTCTGGTAGCAGTCATAGACTTAGTAAATTCTTCTAATTTAAAATGTTTTGATAATTGCATAATTATTTACATTTACAGTTGTCGCAAACACACAAATCTTGTTGATCGCTGTGCAAGTGAAGTTGATCTTTACAATGACACTTACAGTTGCAATCTTTACACTTTCTTTTTTTTCGTTTTTTTTTAGGTTTAGACTCAAGCATCTTAGCAAGAGCAGCACAAAAATTGTCTATAGAAGATAGAAATTTAATTATATATTTGTCTATCATTCTAAAATAAGTTTCTTAATTGAATGAGAGCCATCAATGTTTTTCTCTAGCTCTGCTTTAGATTTAATACATCTGTATTCAACAGAATTTGAAACAGTACGATTAGCAACTCTTTTACCTTTAAGACATGAGCTTAAATCTGGTTGTAATCTTGCTTCCTTAATTTCATTATTGACTAGCATTAATAGAGCTATCACAACAGATTCCACTAATGATCTCCATTAAGTTTGCCAATATTTGCTCTAACACTATCTTTTAATTTTTCTATATCGTTCAATGCTTT